GGCGGCGTGAACGGCAACCACATCGACGTGTTTTTTGACGATCATCAGGCGGCGCGCGTCTTTGGCGTGCAGAGCGCGATGGCGTATTTGGAGGCGGAGGAATGATGCACTGCGAATCGTGCGGCGCGGTGTTTGAGGATGCCGTTGAAACGCTGGTACGGGAAAACCTCGACGGCGAGCGCGGCGTATGGCTGCACAGCGTAGAGAGCTGCCCGTACTGCGGGAGCGAATTTTTGAAGGAGCAAAAAGATGAAGATGCAGAAGATCTCGACGCGCGGCATGAGCCGCGAAGACTGGCTTGAAGAGCGGAGAAAGAGCCTCGGCGGAAGCGACATGGGCGCTGTGCTCGGTCTGAACCGCTACCGGTCGCCCTACACGGTATGGGCGGAAAAGACCGGCAGGATCGGGGAAGAACCGGAAAACGAGGCAATGCGCGTCGGGCGCGATCTTGAGCCGTATGTGGCAAGCCGCTTTGAAGAGGCGAGCCGCAAGGCGGTGCGCCGCATGAATTACCTGCTGCGCCGCGAGGATTGCCCCCACCTGCATGCGAACATCGACCGTCAGATCCTCGGCGAAAGCTCCGGCCTTGAATGCAAGACGGCAAGCGCGCTGAATCTCAAACGCTACGAGGGCGGGGACTTCCCCGAGAGCTACTATGCGCAGTGCGTGACGTATCTTGCCGTGACCGGCTGGCAGCGGTGGTATCTGGCGGCGCTGGTGCTCGGCAAGGGGCTTTTCGTCTACCAGATCACGACGATCAAGGACGATGACACGCCGGAATGGTGCGAGAGCAGCGTATACGTCAGCCCGGAAGAGATCGAGGCCGTCAAGCGCTGCGCGGAGGACTTCTGGCGCGACTACGTGGACGCCGACAACCCGCCTCCTATGGACGGGGCGGAAAGCACGACGGAGACGATCTCGACCATCTACGAGGGCGGCGGTAGCGAAGTCGAGCTGTTCGGGCGTGAGAGCCTGATCGAGCAGTATCAATACCTGATGAGCCGCAAAAAGGCCATTGAGAAGGACGCGGACGCCATCAAGCAGCAGCTGATGAGCGACCTCGGCGACAATGAGTGCGGCTACTGCGGGCGCTACACGGTGAACTGGAAGGGGCAGAGCCGCCAGACGTTCGACGCAAAAGCATTTTCCAAGGATCACCCAGGCATGGACTTGAGCGGCTACTATAAAACGACAAATTTCCGCAAATTTGCGGTGAAGGAGGACAAAGAAAGATGAAAGAGGGACTTATCCAGAATGCGCAGGGCGCGCAGGCTGTCAAGGCTGGCAAGCCGACGATGCAGCAGTACATCAAGCAGATGGAGGGTGAGATCGCCAAGGCGCTGCCGAGCGTCATCACGCCGGAGCGCTTCACGCGCATCACGCTTTCTGCTCTGAGCGCAAACAAGCAGCTCGCGCAGACCACGCCGCAAAGCTTCCTCGGCGCGATGATGACGGCGGCGCAGCTCGGCATGGAGCCGAACACGCCGCTTGGGCAGGCGTACCTGATTCCGTACCGCAACCACGGTCAACTGGAATGCCAATTCCAACTGGGATACAAGGGGCTCATTGACCTTGCATACCGCAGCGGTGAGGTCAGCATCATTCAGGCGCAGGTCGTTTACGAGAACGACGAGTTTGAATATTCATTCGGCCTTGAGCCGAAGCTCAACCACAAGCCCACCAGCGGTGAGCGCGGCGAGCCGAAATTCATCTACGCAATGTTCCGCACGAAAGACGGCGGCTTTGGCTACGACGTGATGAGCGTTGAGGACGTTCGCAACCACGCGAAGCGCTTTTCCAAGGCCTACAGCAACGGACCGTGGCAAACGAACTTCGAGGAGATGGCAAAGAAGACTGTGCTCAAGCGCGTGCTCAAGTATGCGCCGCTCAAGAGTGACTTTGTTCGCGCGGTGGCGCAGGACGAGACCATCAAAACGAAGATCAGCGAGGACATGTATTCCGTGAGCGATGACACGGTGATTGAGACAGAAAACTACACCGTGGACGAGGCGACCGGCGAGGTCATCGAAAGCGACGGTGACACACAGTGAGCATGAATCGCGTGTGCCTGATGGGACGCATCGGGCGTGACTTGGAGCTGAAAAAGACGAACAGTGGCGTTTCCGTTGTGTCGTTCCCTCTTGCCGTTGATCGCAACGGCAAAGAGGGCGGCACGGACTGGATCGACGTTGTCGCATGGCGCGGCACGGCAGAAGTGCTCTGCAACTACGCCGATAAGGGTCGCATGATCGGCGTCGAGGGGCGCTTGCAGATGCGCGACTGGACGGACAAGAACGGCAACAAGCGCAGGAGCTACGAGGTGCAGGCTGACAGCGTGTATTTCGCGGACAACAGGCGCTCGGATGGTAATGATACTGCCACACCGCAATACGCCGCAGAGAGCGCCGCAGGCGGCTTTGCAGAGGTCAGCGAGGACGATGGCGAGCTGCCGTTCTGATTGGAGGGATGAAGATGCTATACGATGCACTGATTTATGACTGCGAAAGCGTCGCGGATCTGGATGATCCCACGGCGAGTGCTATCCGCATCAATGGGCTAAGCCAACGAGAGGCAGACATCCTTTGCGATATTCTTTCGGATCACGAAACGAATATTTGCCTGTTCCCGTACAAGGAGTGATCACATGGCAAAAAGCGGGATTGATTATTTTCCGCTTGATGTCGTATTGGATGCAAAGTTTGAACTGATAGAGGCAGAATTTGGCTTGACAGGATTTGGTGTAGTCGTTCACTTGCTGCAAGAAATTTACGGCAAGGCGGGTTACTACATTGAATGGACAGAGGAGGTTGCGCTTTTGTTCGCCCGCAAGGTCGGGTTGGGTGGGAGCGTCGTTTCCGAAATAGTAGAGGCTTCTATCAGACGAGGGATGTTCGACAAAGAGAAATATGACAAGTACCGTGTACTGACGTCCAAAGGGATACAGACGCGTTACTTCGAGGCAGTCAGCCGCCGTAAAGTTCTTGAAGTCGATTACAACATCCTTCTGGTCGATGTCGCCCAAATTTTGACCAATGTTGACATTCAAGCGAAAAATGTAAACATTCTTTCAAAAAATGCTGACATTTCGGAACAAAGTAAAGTAGAGAAAAGTAAAGTAGAGAAAAGTAGAGTAGAGAAGAGTAAAGAAGAGTACATATTATGCGCTAAGCCGCAAGCGGCTGACGCGCCGCCGGTGATTTCTTTGCCGCTGAATGACGGGACTTTTTTTGACGTTTCGGAGAATGACAGGGCCAAATGGTCGCAGCTCTATCCGAACGTTGACGTTCTGCAACAGCTCAGAAACATGGCTGGGTGGTGCGATGCAAACCCGGCAAAGCGTAAAACACGAGGGGGGATCAAGCGGTTTATCACCGCTTGGCTTGCCAGAGAGCAGAACAAGGGAGGCGAAGCCCTGCAGAATAAGCCGTTTGTCTACGGCGATGTATTCGCCGAGATGCTTGAGGAGGAAAAGAACCGTGGAAAGAGCCGACGTGATTAGCCTTTTGGGTCGATTGAAGCAGGCCTATCCGCAGGCCTATGCCAAGATGACCCGTGCAGAAGCCGAGGAGCTGGTTTCCCTCTGGTTGGACATGCTGGGCGGGGAAGACCCCGCCGAAGCGATGGGCGCAGTAAATGCGCTGATTGCCGAGGATACGAGGGGATTTCCGCCGAAGGTCGGCCAAGTGCTGGCAAAGATCAGGGGCACAGTTTTCCCGCACGTCTCGGTGGCATGGATGAAGCCATACATCGAGCGGACAGCCGAACAGGAGGCGTTCATGCCGAGCATATCGCGTTATGCGAGAGAACACGGGCTGACGTGGGAAGCGGCTGCTGCCGAAATGGAGGGTGGCAATGGGGATTGATATTTCTCAGCTTGGGAAAGATGCCCAAGCGCAGATCATGGCAAAGATGGCCGTGCAGGAAGTCAAAAAACGGAGCAAGTACGGGAACCGAAAAGTCGTGTGCGACGGCATCAAGTTCGATTCCGAGCGTGAGGCGGCGCGGTTCGGCGAGCTGAAAGTGCTGCGCGCGATGGGCAAGATTCGCGATTTGCGGCTGCAAGCCAATTTCACACTCGTGGAGGGCTACACGACCATTGAGGGCGAGAGGATCAAGCCGATGGTCTACAAGGCGGATTTTACCTACGAGCGGGCGACCGCGCCGGACCAAAACGGCGCGGTTTACTGGCTGCGCGAGGTGGAGGACGTCAAGGGCGTGAAAACGAAAGAATACCAGATGAAAAAGAAGCTGATGCAGGAGAAATACAACATCGCGATCCGTGAGGTGTGAGATGAGCTTTGAGCACTGCCAATCCTGCTTGCCGCCGGTGCGGCATCCCGGTTGCCAAGACCATTGCCCGCACTACGCGGAGGATATCGCAAAGGTCCGGGCGGCGAAAGCCGAAGAGAAACGGCAGACGCAGGCAAAAGACGATTACTTAGGCGCGCGCCAGTTCAAGACGCGGCGCGGGTAGAAACTGAGAAAATAATGGGAGCGAAAAAGATGAATGCAAAAGACACTGCGGAGCGGATCCGCAACCTGAGAAAAGCAAGGGGTATGAGCCAATCGCAGTTTGCCGCCATGTGTGGCATTGAGCAAGGTCAGCTGTGCAACTACGAGTGCGGGCGCATCATGCCGACCATCCCGCTGTGCGAGCGGATCTGCCGTGCCGTCGGCATCAACCTGCTCGATTTTCTGCGGGAGGATGGCGATGAGAAAAGCGGCATCCAAACCGAGGAACGCATCGGCGAGCGTGTGAAAGCCCTGCGACTGATGCGCGGAATGAACCAGACGGAGCTTGCAGAAAGGTCCGGCGTCGCGGACAGCACGATTTCATCCATCGAGCGCGGCGAGCGGTACGGTATAGTCACGACGTATCTCTATCTCGCCGAAGCGCTGGACGTGTCGCTTGACGCTCTGATCTACGGGGAGGAGCGCGCATGAACATTGTTGCAAATATCGATTGCATGGAGGCAATGAAGAAGCTGCCGGACAAGGCTTTTGACCTCGCTGTGGTCGATCCGCCGTATTTCAGCGGGCCGGAGCGGCGTGGGTATTACGGCTGCAAGGTCAGCAAAATCGGTGTGCACAGAGACTACCCCATATCGCCGAAGTGGGATATTCCGACACGTGAATATTTCGATGAGCTGGAACGGGTCGCAAAGCGCTATATTGTTTGGGGTTGCAACTATTTCGACTATCACTTTGCGCCGGGGCGCGTTGTTTGGGACAAGTGCAACGAGGGTAGCTCTTTTAGCGATTGCGAGATTGCAGCTACAAACTGCCATGACAGCGTTCGGCTTTTCCGCTACATGTGGAATGGCATGATGCAGGGCAAAAGCATCGCAGAGGGGTTTATCCAGCAAGGGAATAAGGCGCTGAACGAGCAGCGCATTCATCCGACGCAGAAGCCTGTGGCGCTTTACGTGTGGTTGCTTCAGAACTACGCCAAGCCCGGAGACAAGATACTCGATACACACCTCGGCAGCGGAAGCAGCCGCATCGCTGCATTGGAGCTTGGGCTCGATTTTGTGGGATACGAAATTGACGCACACTACTACGAAGCGCAGGAAAGGCGCTTTGAGGAATACATCTCACAAGGGAGTTTGTTTTTGTGGGAGGCGCGCGCATGAGCCGATTCGTTATGAGCAAGACGCCGTGGGAGCGCTGCCCGTATCCGGGTCTCAAAGCGGCATTAGAGAAGACCGACTACAACCAGACCACGCTTGCCGAGGTGACCGGGATTTCGGCGACTAACGTGAGCCGGTATATCAAGGGCGACGTGGATGTGACCGTGCGGGCGTTTCTCGCGTTGGAGGATATCACAGGCAAGCCGTTTAGGGAGCTGTTCGGGGCGCATATTTGGAGGGACGCGAGATGAACATGGTTGTAATTTTCAGGAGGGATAACACGTGAGCATTGGAGCCACATACAGCTGGATACCCGCGGCCTTTGAGGGCGCGAGCGGGCTGGGCAGTTTTGAAAAACTGAAAACCGTACACGGCAGAATCGTGTACATCAACGAGCGCCACCGCTACTTTACGGCGGAGGCGAATATCAACGGCAAGAAGCTCAGAGAGAGCTTCAAATTTTAACAAAAATCAGGAGGAATTTCATCATGAACAACAATCAGGACTATATCGTTCGCTGCGACCGAGCAGGCGTATTTTTCGGCAAGATCAAGGAGAGAACCGGCTCCGAGGTTACCATGACCGATGTTCGTAAGCTGTGGAGCTGGGACGGCGCGTGCGCTGTAGAACAGTTGGCGCAGGATGGCACAAAAACACCGGGCACCTGCCGCTTTACCGTGACGATTCCGGAGATGACCGTACTGGGAGCGATCCAGATCATCCCGTGCACGGATGCGGCATCTGCGTCGCTTTGAGGCGTAAAGGAGTGGAAGAGATGACGCTTGATGAGAAGATCAAAGACTTTCTGGTTGTGAGCTCCGGCTCCGGCTCCGGCGACGGCTCCGGCTCCGGCGACGGCTTCGGCGACGGCTTCGGCTTCGGCGACGGCTTCGGCATTAAAAGTTTCAATGGGGCCCCGGTTTATCGAATTGACGGCGTAAACACGCTGATTCGTTCCGTGCGCGGTAACACTGCGCATGGGGCAATCGTGAACGAGGATTTGACACTCACACCGTGCTACATCGTCAAGCAGGAAAATGTTTTCGCGCACGGCGAAACGCTGCGCGAGGCAATGGAGGCCTTGCGCGATAAGTTGTTTGAGGATATGCCGGAAGATGAACGCATTGCGATGTTCCTGCGCGAGACAGACCGCGAAAAAACGTATCCGACGCAGTATTTTTACGACTGGCACCACCGCTTGACCGGCTCATGTGACATGGGCAGAAAGCAGTTTGCCCGTGACCACGGTGTTGATCTTGAGCACGGCATGATGACGCTGACGGAGTTTTTGGAGTTGACAAAAGACGCTTATGGCGGAGACGTGATCCGAAAAGCGATTAGTAAGATGCGGGAGGTAGATTGATGGAACGACTGACGAATAAACGCGAAGCTGACGCGCAGCGAGAAGAGTACGAGCGCCGCCTTGCAAACGGGTATCCTCGGAATATCCCAGAGGAGCGGTTTCTACGCCTTGCCGCCTATGAGGACACGGGGCTGGAACCTGCGGTGTGCGCCAATTACAAGACGTTTGAAGATGAGGCAATCAGTAAGGGCGTGACATTTAAGCGTATTGTCGCGCTGATGGAGGCCTACAGGGACGGGCGGCTGGTGGTGCTGCCGTGCAAAGTGGGCGATACGGTATGGGTAACAAGAAATCCGTGGACGGGTAAATTGCTAAAAAAACCATTAGATGCCTACGTCAATGGCATGAAGATGTATTCCCACGGGTTATATGTGAATTTGCTTTTCGATACCCGCAAAATCAACGGGACGAGGGATTACGAGATCAACCATATCGGCAAGACCGTATTTCTCACCCACGAGGAAGCGGAGAAAGCATTGGAGGCGATGAAAGATGACTGGATTGAAACCTTGCCCGTTCTGCGGCGGAGAAGCAATACTTGAAACAGTAGATGGCAACAGCCAAGAAGAGTGCTATATATACTGTCCAGAGTGTGATTTTGAAAGTGGCGTATATAGCGAACCCAAATTCATCGTCGAAAAGTGGAACAGGAGGGCTGACAATGGCTGAATATAAAATATGCTTTAGCGTGGCTGGGGCGTTCGGCGCTCAACTCAGCTTGATAGTCTTGCCGAGGGATTTACAGAAGCACATCACATAATCAAGTATGTTCTTCCAACCGTCGATGCTGTGGTCGTTACTCGGTGCAAGGACTGTGTACATTTTAACCATAAGCGCATGGAATGCGAAAACGAATCCATTTCGACCGACCATGAGGGCGGCGCACAATACAGCCTGAATTTTGGGCCTGACGATTTTTGCAGCTACGGAGAGCCGAAGGAGGTATAACGAATGGAATCTTTTGTTGAAGGCGTTAAAATGTTCTTTATAGCGATTGGCGGAATTGCAGCGATTCTTGCAGCGTTATGCTTTTTATGGTGGCTGGTTGAGACTGCATGGATTGCAGCAAGCAACAGATTCCGCGATATTTGCAAGGCGGAAAGCCTGATTTTTGAATATCGACGAGAGCGCAAAGAATATCTGTGGTGGAAAGAGCACGTGAAAGGTAACGTATATGCTGACGATCACGATTAAAGCCAACGTCCCCGCCGCCGACGCGCAGGGCATTAAGGAGCGCGTCGCCATGGACCTTGAGCGCTACGGCGACTGCAAGGTCGTGAGCATCGTGAGCGACAGAGGGCGGGAAGAACAGCTACGAATGAAAGGAGCAAAATTATGAGCATCAACATCAAGAAGTATACCAAAGACCAGATGGCGAAGATGGTGGAGGAAGCCGCCGAAAGGCAGGAAGCGGCGGAAGCCGAGGCGGCGGCACATTTTAAGGACGGCGTAAAACTGGCCGAGGAAAATGAAAAGCTGCGCGGAGAAATCGGCACGCTGACGGAAAAGCTTGACCAGATGAGCGGCGAGGCCATCACTCGCGAGAACGTGATCGCAAACCTGAAAGCAGACGCGGACTGCCTGCGAAACAAGCTCGCTGATACCGAGGCGGCGCTTGGGCGGGCAAATGCAGCAGTTGCCGAGCTGAAAACGGGGAGAACCCAGCAGACGAAAGAAATTTTCGAATGGCAGGGAACCGCGCAAGCATTGCATGATGACCTTTTGGATGCTCGAGATCGCGCCAACTACGCAGAAGCCCACCCGTGGCGCAACCTGTGGGCTTGGGCGAAGAGAAAGATGGTGCGCCATGAGTAAACCTCGTTATAGTTGGTGGGGTTATGTAAAAGCCATTATCCGCCGCTACGACCCAGACCGAGAACTGGGGTTGCGCGGCGTGCCGTTAAAAGAAAGCTGCGCCGTGAGCCAAGCGGTAAGCGAAACAGGGGGATTGCAAGACGGCGAAGAACGCTTGAAATTTATCCGACTTGTTTTTTGGGACAAGACACACACGCTTGAAGGGGCGGCGATGGCAGTCAATTGTTCCGACCGAACGGCGAGACGATGGCATACCGATTTTATCAAGTGCGTCGCACGGAACTACGGGCTGCTCGATGATTAAAAGTTGGCCTTAAAAAGCCATTTGCTTATGAGATAATAGAATCGCAGAGGTGTAAAAGCCTTTGCGGTTCTCTCATTTATGGCGTTTACCTCCTACGCCATAGCGGGGGCGGTGATTTTTCATCTTTTCACACCGCCCCTGCAAAATGCCGCACGCACGATGCAGCCCACAATCAGGGCCGAGAGGTCGCACCTCTCATGCGGCACCAACAGGACCACGCGCACCTCTCAACGATGTGGCCCAGCGTGGACATATGCGGCGTGCAGAAGCAGAAGCGAAAGCAATGGCTATAGGCAACATTGCGGACGTGTGGCGGCTCGATACCGTCTCGCCGCTCCAAAAGAGGAGAGCCGCTGCCTTTGGCAATGGGCAAAGCGCCCGCCTGAAAGTGCGGCAAGTGTAGCCCATACGGGCGGGGAAAGACTGCTATGTAAGGCCAAGGGGCGGGGGCTGGTAGCAAAAAAATGCGACAAGAGAGGTGGTGACGAGTGCCATTAACAGCAAAGCAAGAGAGATTTGTGCAAGAGTACCTTGTGGACTTAAATGCCACTCAGGCCGCCGCAAGAGCCGGTTACAAGAATGCTGAAAAGGGTAGGCAGTTAGTTACGAATAGTAACGTTTCGGTTGCTATCCAAAAAGCAAAGGCAGAAAGACAGAAACGGACGGAAGTAACGCAGGACTATGTTATAGAAAAACTCAAAGAAATAGCAGACAAGCCTGCGTCTGATTGCACGGAAAGCGATTTGAAATATGCGAATAAGCTAAAAGCACTTGAAATGCTGGCGAAGCATACGGGTGTGTTCGACAAGCAAGACAATTCTACCGCCGATTCCGTCGTTAAGGTGATTATCGATGTCTGATATTTTCCTGTCCGAGAAAATCGGCCCTGCGTTTTATGACATTGCGCATGACATTTTCCATCATGGTCACACGCACTATGATTTTAGCGGCGGGCGCGGCTCGCTGAAATCCTCCACAGTATCAATTATCGTTCCGCTTCTGCTGGTTGGCAATCCGGGAACGCACGCGCTTGTGCTGCGCAAGGTGGCAAACACGATCCGCGATAGCGTATATGCGCAGTATATCTGGGCAATCGGTGAATTGGGCATGGCGGCGTATTGGGAAGCCAAGGTCTCCCCGATGGAGCTGATCTACAAGCCGACAGGACAAAAGATCATGTTTCGCGGCGCGGACGATCCCATGAAGATCAAGTCCATCAAGGTGCCATTTGGCTATATCGCCGTGACGCATTTTGAAGAGAAAGACCAGTTTGCCGGTCGCGCGGAAATCCGAACCATTTTACAGTCCACCATGCGCGGCGGATCGGTGTTCTGGAACTTTGAGAGTTATAACCCGCCGATCTCGCGCGATAACTGGGCGAACAAGGACAGCTTGGAAGAACGCGCTGACCGGCTGTGCCACAAGTCGACATATCTGCAAGCCCCGCCTGAGTGGTTGGGAGAACAGTTTCTTGCCGAAGCGGAACACCTGAAAGAAACGGACGAGCGCGCATATCAGCATGAGTATCTCGGTATTCCGGTAGGAACTGGCGGCAATGTGTTTGAAAATTTGGAGCTGCGAGAGATCACCGACGAGGAAATGTCGCATTTCGACCAAATCTATCAGGGTGTGGACTATGGGTGGTTCCCTGATCCGTTCGCCTTTATCCGGCTGCACTACGACCGCGCGAGAGAGACCATTTACCTGATGGACGAGATATACCAAAATAAGCTCACAAACGAGGCAAGCGGGAACATCATCATCCAGCGCGGATATAAAGACGCATATATTACCTGCGACAGCGCGGAGCCTAAAAGTGTGGCAGACTATCGCGCTATGGGACTTCCAGCAAAAGCGGCGGTCAAAGGACCAGGCTCTGTTGACTACGGTATGAAGTGGTTACAGCGGCGCAAGATCGTCATAGACCGGAAACGCACGCCAAACGCATATAAGGAGTTCGTGAATTACGAATACGAACGGAATAAAGACGGCGACATCATCAGCGGGTATCCTGATGCAAATAACCATTTGATTGATGCCACAAGATACGCTTTAGAGCGCATTTCTCGCCAGATGGGAGTTATCGCATGAGCAATGCAGTTATCTTAAAACTTAACGAGCTTGGCTATACCACGATCCCCGAATTGTTTTACAGCAAGGTTGCGGAGTGGAAAAGCTGGTATCAGGGGAATGTAAAGGGCTTCCACAATTATCGCGTCCGTAACGGTGAAAGCATGGTCAACTGCAAGCGGTATTCCCTTGGAATGGGAAAGAAGCTGTGCGAGGATTGGGCGAATCTGCTCATGAACGAGAAAGTGCAGATAACGCTTGAAGGGAATAAGGAGCAGGAATTTATTGACCGCATCTTGACGGAGAACAATTTCCCCGTTAAGGCAAATGAGATGCAGGAAATGAAGTCCGCGCTTGGCACGGTGGCATATATTCCCCGCGTGGTGGGGCAAGAGGTCAACGAGAGCGGCGAGATCGTACCCGGGAACGCCTCTGGTATCATTCTGGACTATGTGACCATCGAGAACATCTTCCCGCTGGCTTGGCAAAACGGCTTTATTAGCGAGTGCGCGTTTTCTTCCGTGGTGACACGCAACGGGCACGATTACCTGTATCTCCAAATCCACCACAAAGATGAGAGCGGCAGCTACATCATCGACAACCGCATTTACCGCTATGATAACGAGATGCTGTCTGACGAGCAACTTGCCAACGTCAAGGGGTTTGAAAATATCCCTCCTGTGGTGCACACCGGGAGCGACAAACGGCAGTTTGTCATTGACCGGCTCAACATTGCCAATAACTTCAACTATCTGCTGCCGACCGGCATTGCGGTGTATGCAAATGCTATCGACGTGCTGAAAGGCGTGGACATTGCCTATGACAGCTACGTCAACGAATTCCGGCTTGGTAAAAAGCGTATCATGGTCAAGCCCTCTGCGGCAAAATATCTTGACGGCGAGCCGGTATTCGACCCGGCCGACGTGGCGTTTTATGTGCTGCCGGAGGATGTGAGCGACGGCGCGGTCATTACCCCCATTGATATGACTTTACGGACGGCGGAGCACAACACGGGTATTCAAGACCAACTCAATATTCTATCCAGCAAGTGCGGATTTGGTGAGACCTACTATCGTTTTGACGGCGGCAGCGTGGCAACGGCTACGCAGGTCATTAGCGAGAATAGTACTATGTTCCGCACGATAAAAAAGCATGAAATTATCCTCGAAGATGCGTTGGTTGAGCTGTGCCGCATTCTTCTGCGACTTGGCAATACCGCAATGGGCGCTGGTCTGAACGAGGGTGTTGAAATCAGCATTGATTTTGATGATTCCATTATTGAGGACAAGCAGACTGACTTTTCCCGCGATATGCAGCTTTTGCAAGCTGGCATCATGAACGATTGGGAGTTTCGCATGAAGTGGCTGAACGAGGACGAGGAAACCGCAAAGGCGGCGCTCCCGAAAATGCAGGACATGACAAAAGAGCCAGAAGAAGAGATTGAGTGAGGTGACGGGGTATGCGGCCTTACCCTTTTAGCCCAGACCTGCTTGACGCACTGCCAGAAGAACTCGCTGAACTGTACCGCGCACTTGAAGATACGTTGCTTGACGAGATATGCAGCCGCTTGAAACTGGCAGACCAGCTCAACGAGGTCACGGTACAGGATATTCGGGCGTTACGGTCACACGGGATTGGCCTGAAAGACGTTGAAAAGGCAATCCGCAAGACAACGGGCATCAGCGAAACAAAGTTAAACAAGCTGCTTGATGATGTTGTGGAGCGGAACCAAAAGTATTACACAGACCTTATCGACCTTGCGCATATCACACAGCCCGAAACGCTGGTGAGCGTCGAGGACACATGGGCGATATACGAGCAGACGAAGCAGACCATGCGCAACCTTACGCGCTCTATGGGGTTTCTAGTGGACGCTGGGCGGACGATGCTGCCGCCTGCCAAAGCGTACCAATGGGCGCTGGACAATGCCACAATGCAAATCCAGAGCGGCGCTATCAGCTACAATCAGGCTATCAAATCGGCGGTGCGTCAGTTGGCGCAAAGCGGGTTGAAAGTCGTAGATTATGAGAGCGGACACCGTGACCAGATCGACGTAGCCGCCCGCCGCGCAGTTATGACGGGCGTGAATCAGATCTGCGCTAAGTATACCGAGCAGTCCGCCGAATGGCTGGAAACGCCATATTTCGAGGTTTCCGCTCATGCGGGCGCACGCGATAAGCCGGGGCAGTCACCGTGGTCATCTCACAAGGCGTGGCAAGGCCGTGTGTATTCAGTTCGTAGCGGGGATATTTACCAGAATATCTACGAGGTATGCGGGCTTGGCGCGGTCGATGGGCTTGAGGGCGCAAACTGCCGCCATAGGCGCAGCGTCTGGGTTGAGGGTGTGTCAGAACGCACTTACACCGATGAGCAGCTTGAGCGTATCGACGATGGACTCGGCTGCACCTTTGAGGGCAAGACATACACGGCGTATGAAGCAACACAGATGCAACGGCGCGTAGAGCGGACAATCCGCAAGCTAAAGCGCGAAAAAGCCGCTTATAGGGCCGCAGGATTGACGGGAGATGCGATGGCATTAAATACACGCCTAAGGCGATTGGGCACGAAATACAAGGCGTTCAGCAAGGCTGCGGGGCTGCCTGAGCAGTGGGAAAGGACGAAGGTGCAATATTGAACTTTGACGAAGCCATCAAAACCGTGCAGGCCATCCTAAAGCGCGGGAACGATGCAGAGATACGACGCAAAGGCGATGGGTACATCGTGTTAGAGGTCAAAAAGACAATCAAATACACTTCCGCGTAATTGGGCGCGGGAAAGGGCAATAGGAGCCGAGCGACTACGGAATGTAGCCGCTTGGCTCTTTTCTTTTCGGTAAAAGCCGCGATTGCGGATTTTATACAAATTTGGCTATCTGCAAGCCTAAAAGTGCAGGCGGGACGGTCACGGCAACGACCTAAAAAGCCTATCCCGTAAGGAGATGCAACATGAAGAAAGAGGATTTGCTGAACATCGGCCTGACGGAAGAGCAGGCGGACAAGGTTTTTGCCATGAACGGCAAGGACATCGAAAAGCATAAGAAAGCCGCAGAGGACGCAAAGGCGGACAAGGAAGCCCTGGAGCAGCAGGTCGCAGACCGGGATAAGGACATCGCGGAGCTGAAAAAGACCAGCGGTGACGCTGCCAAAATCCAGGAAAAGCTGGATGAGCTGCAAGGCAAGTACGACAAGGAAACCGAAGCGTACAAAGCACAGCTTGCACAGCGTGACTATCAGTCCGCTATCGACAAAGCGATCTCCGACAGCGGCATCAAGTTCACTTCCAAGTCTGCGGAAAAGGCATTCCGCGCTGGTATCGGTGACAGCAAGCTCGAAATGAAGGACGGCGCTTTGAGTGGGTTTGATAAGTACCTCGAAAAGGCAAAGTCCGATGACCCCAGCGCATTTGTCAAAGCCGGTGCGCGTGTTGACACGCAAGGCTCGCTTGAAGGCGGGCAGCATGAAAACAAGCCTATGACTTTGGCGGCTGCGCTCCACGAACAATACGATAAGTAAAGGAGAATTTTAACATGGCTATCACTCTTGCGGAAGCAAAGGTCGGCATGGCAAATCATGTCGATCAGATGATCGTTGACGAGTTCCGCCGCAGCTCCCTGCTGTTGGACAGACTGGTGTTTGATAACGCCATCTCTCCGGGAACTGGCGGCTCGACCCTGACCTATGGCTATATCCAGCTCAAGACCCCTTCGACCGCTGCGATCCGCGCTATCAACAGCGAGTACACCGCTGGCGAGGCCAAGCGCGAGGAAAAGACCGCGAAGGCCGTTATCATGGGCGGCTCCTTCGAGGTTGACCGTGTTCTTCAGAACACCTCTGGTGCTGTGGATGAACTGGCATTCCAGGCACAGCAGAAGATCAAGGCGACCAGCAACTACTTCCACAACCTCGTCATCAACGGCACTTCCGCCGCCAGCGGTACCGGTTTTGTGACCAATACCTTTGACGGCCTGCGCAAGCTGCTGACTGGCACGTCCAACGCGCTGACCACGGACATTGACCTGTCCTCTGCCGCAAAGCTGGACAGCAACAGCAACGCCTTTATCGATCAGCTCGACCAGCTCGTCCATGCCATCGACGGCGAGACCTCTATGCTGCTCATGAACGGCGATATGCTGCTGAAAGTCCGCGCCGCTGCTCGCCGCGCTGGTTACTATGAGCGCACGAAGGACGACTTCGGTCGAGTCGTTGAGACCTTTGCCGGTATCCCCCTGATGGATGCGGGCAAGTATTACAACGGAACCAATTCCGTTGACGTCATCGGTACTTCCGTTGCCACGCAGAGCGCCAATGGCACGACCAGCATCTACGCTGTCAGCATTGGTCTCGACGGCTTCCACGGCATCTCCCCGACCGGCAACAGCGTCATTTCCAGTTATATGCCCGACATGACCGCTCCCGGCGCGGTAAAGAAGGGAGAAGTCGAGCTTGTGGCCGGTGTCGTCCTCAAGAACACCCTCAAGGCGGCTGTTCTGGACGGCATCGTCATGTCCCCCAAGGCTGGCTCTTAATTTGAAAGGAGTAAGCCCGCATGGTCTACGCTGATTATACATACTACTCCGGCACCTATATGGGAGCCGTGAGCGAGGAAGATTTTCCGCGACTGGCTGTGCGGTCCAGTTCCTTCCTCGACTACTACACCCGCAACAAGGCGGCGGATAACGCCGAACTGGACGCGATAAAGATGTGCTGCTGCGCACTGGTGGACAAGTATGCAGTCATTGAATTAGCGCAGGCGCTTGCCGTAAAGAATCTTGCCAACGCTGCCGCTAGTAACGCGGAGATCAAGAGCGAAACGGTAGGCGGCTACTCCCGCACTCTTGCGACTGGCGGCGAATCCGCCATGTCCGCGCTGAATGCGACAGACGGCGCAAAGAAGCTGCTGGCAGCGGTGTGTAATGAGTATCTTGCGCACACCGGTTTGCTTTACAGAGGAGGTTGCTCATGTACGCACCCCACACTGTAACGGTCTACAACAGCGTCAAGGAAACCGACCTGACCACCTTTGAAGAAGTTGCCCGTTTGTATGTAACCATCCTGCGCGGCGTGATGCTGCAAGCGTCAAAGGGTGTCAACGTGCGAGAGAGCGGCCTTGAAGGGGCGGACGCGGTTAACCTGTATATCCCGTTTGGCGTGGAAGCGGTAGACGGCACGACAGGAGCGCCTAAGACCTACACAGGCCCGCAATCGTTTTTCAAAGCGGCGGATAAGTCCAGCTTGTGGACGCTCTCAGTCAACGGAGACGGCGGCACGACCTTCTTTGTAAAGGGCGAGTTTGTCACCGATAACGAGACTGTGGCACTGTCGCACGATGACTGCTACAACCTCACCAAAGTCGACATGAAAGACTTCGGCAGTCCGGATATGCAGCATTTCGAGTGCGGAGGGGCCTGATATGGCGCTGAAATTCACGGTGCATACCGAGGGTATGGACGCGCTTGAATACATCATCGCGCGGGCCTGTACTAAGGCTGAACACGAAGTTGCGGTACAGGTGGAGACAGACACGCGTCCATTTGTGCCGTCCTCTGGGGCTGCCGCAGGGCTTATGAACAGGACGAGAGTTATCGGAAACAGCATTGTATATCCTGGGCCTTATGCCCGATACCTCTATAACGGAAAGCTGATGGTAGACCCTGAAACTGGCAGCTCTTGGGTGCGAAAAGGCGAACACAAGGTAGCGACAGATCGGAATTTGGTGTTCAGAACAGATGTTAATCCCCAAGCACAAGCGCATTGGTTTGAAGCATCTAAGGCGCAAAACCTTGATAAGTGGGTGCGCGTAGCAGATAAGGCGGTGAAGAAGTACGGAACAGATTAAAAAGACGGTCTCGGCAGCGGAAGAGGATCAAGTCTCCCGAAAGCTGCTTGCGTGGCTGAACACATTTCCCAATAAGCCAGTTGATTTGATTCGGTTCGAATTTCTTCCCGCCGATACTCCGGCAATGGCGCTGTCTACGATTCAGGCGGCGTATATCGTCAAGAAATACATTCTCGGCGGGTATCAGGCGGAATACCAATTCAAGGTCATTTACCGCATGAAGCCGGGAAATAGCAACGACAAACGGCTCAAGGCTGACGAGCTGCTTAACGCTCTGGGAGACTGGACAATTGACCAGCGACCCGATATCGGAGACGGCAAGCGCGTCATCAGTATCGAGCCGACAACAAGATCGTCCCTGTTCGCCGTGTATGAAAATGGCGACGAGGATCATCAAATCCTAATGAAAATGAACTACGAGGTGAATGTATAATGGCAGATTTGGCGTTCAATACCCCGTCTGGACAGAATATTGACCGTGAAAAATTGGTCGCATACCTCAATACTGGGACGAGTTCCGCATCCCCTACGTGGTCTCCCATGGGAACTTACGTTGATGATTCCAGTATGGGATATGACTGGCAGACGGACTCCACGAAAGACATTCGAGGAATTACAAGAAATACTATGAAGAAACCCGTTGTAACTCAGCCGTTCGATACTTCGAAGCTTGACGCTGGCGATCCTGCCATCGTCAAGATTTGGAATCTTGCGGTGAAGGAGCATAACGCGGCGGCGCTGGCAAGCCAAGATATGCTGATCGTCCATGCCTATGCAGGCACGGAAAATACCGCAGTTTTTGCGGAAAGATATAGCGCTTGCATGATCGAGCCGACAGGTCTCGGCGGCGAAGGTGGCGGAGTTCTCGGCTTGCCTATTAACGTCACATACGGCGGCACGCGAACTACTGGCACTGCGGCCATTTCCGGCGGCACTGTCACGTTTACAGAGGACTAAATCAAAGAGGGCTGGCGCTTGTCAGCCCTCATTTCGGAGGTAAGTATGGAACTCAGTTTTGATTCCGGCGTAAAGGAATACACTATTCGAGGTGTAAACGGTGTTGTGACCGTGTATTTCAACCCTGCGGACGTAAATTTCGCAAAGAAAGCGTATCGCGTATTCAATGACCTGCGCAAGAAGCAGGAAGAGAGAGTGGCAAAGCTCGATACAACCGAGCCGGGCGACGAACTCTTTGACATGGTGGATTCCATCGACAGGGAGATGCGCGATATCATCAATGATCTGTTTGGGCAGGATATCGCGGATACGCTTTTCGGGTCGGTGAACGCTTATTCCGCAGCAAACGGCGCCCCGGTATGGCAGAACTTTATGAATGCCATTATTGACCAGTTCGACGAAGCGACCAAGCGAGAGCAGGCACTTGCAGACGAAAAAATCCGCACGTATACGCAGAAGTACAAAAAATGATGTATGAACTTCCGACGTCGCTGAACGTCTGCGGCGTTGAGTATGCTATCCGCTCAGACTATCGCGCGGCACTGGACGTGCTGTCGGTATTTGCTGCGGTCGATCTGACCAACGAGCAAAAAGTGATTGCGGCGCTGGATATCTTTTATCCGGACTTCTTAAAAATGCCGGATGAGCACATTCCAGAAGCCGTAAAGCAAATGACGTGGTTTCTCGACTGCGGTGACGACGGCGACAACAGAAAGCGCCCAAAACTGATGGACTGGGAACAAGATTTCCAATACATTGTGGCTCCTATCAACCGCGTTGTGGGACAGGAAGTGCGCGCAATGCCTTATTTCCACTGGTGGTCATTTGTATCTGCGTACTACGAAATCGGGGATTGCCTGTTTGCAAACATCGTGCGGATTCGCAGCTTGAAAGCAAAGGGGAAAACGCTCGACAAGTCGGATCGAGAATTTTACCGCGAAAACAGGCGGCTTGTCGATCTAAAAAAGCCGATGACAGAAGAAGAAAACGACATGATCAATGCGTGGTTGGGCAAAAAAACGCCCGACGCAAAATAGCATCGGGCGAGGGTGGTTACTTGTCTGCAATGAATGTAATTTCGTTTCCAGACCAAAAGTCAGGAGTGAAGCGAATTTCAATTTCTTTCCAGTCTTTGGGGACTTCGTATCCGACAACGCCGGTCATTTTCTTACCGGCAGCAATAGCTCCGTCCAACTGAGTTTTATCGGTTGCGATGGTGGCTGAAATGCTCAGATTTGTCGAGTAGTCATCAACATAGGCGTTGAACGATGCGATAGAACTAACGGCAATATCTTTATCCGACTGGTTATCAATGGAGAATTCGCAAAGAAGAAACACATTACCATCATCAGGCGTGTTGAACTGCGATCCATTGCTTTCGGTGCAGGAATCAAACTTTACGCTGATCCCATTTAACTCGGCGGTTTCTCCAACGCCAAACGTTTGGCTCTCTGAGCCAGAATCATCGCCCGTGCCGTTTAATGCGGCGGCGATCAGGCAAATGCCGAAAATAGCAATGATAATCCCCAACACTGGGTGGCGCTTTTTCTGCTTTGCTCCGCATTGAGGGCACGTTGACGCTGATTTTGCAATAGACGCGCCGCACACTTTACAAGTAGTCATCTTATCCATATTCATTCCTCCTATAGCCACGTTTTGTGGATATATTGATGATACCATGCAAAAAAACAAATAGCAAGTAGGTGATAGCTTTGGCAGATGGTGAAATCGTAATTGACGCTACAATCAGCGACAAAAAACTACACTCGGACCTGAACAAGGTTAAGTCAAATATTGCATCTTTGCAGAAGGAGTTCAACAAGCTCGGAAGTCAAAAAACGCCGATGGAAGAGCAACTTCGCACCATTGGCGCGGAGCTTGACAACGCAAAAGCGATCCTTGCGGAAATGCGCGGCGCCCCCAAAGGTACATACGAAAAAACGGACGTATCCGAACAGGCGGAGCGCGTTAGGCTGCTCCAAAGTGAATTCAACAAGACCGCAAGTGAGGTTGAAAAGCTGAATAGTAAACTCACTAACACGAGTGAAAAAATCTCAGATGCAAAGACGCAGGCAGCAGACCTCGCGCAGCAGATTGAGGGCCGCAATAAAGGCGCTGGCATCCGTGCAGCGACAGAAGCAGCATCAAAGAGCATGGACAACTTTGGAAAACGCATTAGCTCAGTCGTTCGCAGCGCTCTTGTATTTACTGCTATCACTCAGGCGCTTGCCAAAGTGCGCGAGTGGGTGAAAAGCGTTGTGATGACCAACTCGGAAGCGAGGGAATCTATTGCACAGCTGAAAGGCGCGTTGCTGACGCTGGCCCAGCCACTTGTAAGCGTTGTTGTTCCTGCATTTACAATGCTTGTGCGCGTAATCACGGCGGTCATCAATCAAATCTCCCGCCTTGTGTCGCTTATCTCCGGCAAAAGCGTCAAGGCATCTGCGAACGCTGCAAAGTCCTTAAATAAGGAGACCAAAGCGCTGAAAGGGACTGGAAGCGCTGCAAAAAAGGCAGCAAGCGACCTTGCGGCCTTCGACGAGATCAACCAGTTATCCGGTGATACCGCTGACAGTGCGGGCGGCGGTGGCGTAAGCGTAGATGATATCACCCCTGATTTCAGCTACATGGACGATATCAGCGACAGGCTCAAAAAGATTGCTGATGCGGTCTTGCTGATCGCTGCGGGCCTTGCCTTGTGGAAAGTGGCAAGTGGGCTTCCCGGCGCGCTCGGCTCTATCCTTACAAAACTCAGCGGCATCCTCATTGCCGTTGGCGGACTTATTCTCTTGTGGGATGGCTTATCGGATGCGTGGAACAACGGCGTGAACTGGAAGAATCTTCTTGAATCCCTCGCAGGCGTTGTTGCCCTTGCAGGCGGACTTGCAATCGCATTTGGCAAGGTTGGCGCGGGAATCGGGCTCGTCGTAAGCGGAGCTGCGCTAATTATCACGGCATTCAAGGATATCGTTACCAACGGTGCAAATTTGCAAAATACTCTGATGCTGATTTCTGGCATTGTAGCTACGGGGTTGGGCTTTTTCTTCTTGACTGGCAGCGTTATCCCTCTTGTTGTTGCTGGCATCGTATCTGTAGTTACGGCGGCGCTTGCGCTTACAGGTAATTTGACAGAGTTTGCCAGAAACTTGAAAGATAATATCCTCGGTGGAATTATCCAATTTATCAAGGGCGTGTTCACGGGCAACTGGAAATCTGCGTGGGAAGGTGTCAAAAAAGTTTTCTCTGGCATCTGGAACAGCATTGTTATTATTGCCGAGAGCGCCATCAATGCCGTCATTAAAGGCTTGAACTGGCTGATTAGTAAAATCAATACGATCAAGTTCACTGTTCCGAGTTGGGTGCCTGGCGTTGGCGGCAAGAGCATTGGCGGGCATCTCTCGTCTCTCTCTGAGGTCAAGCTTCCCCGCCTTGCGACCGGCGCAGTTATTCCCCCCAACAAAGAATTTCTTGCCGTGCTGGGCGACCAGAAGAGCGGGACGAACATCGAAACGCCGCTTGCAACGATGGTCGAAGCATTCAAGCAGGCAATGTCGGAATCCGGCGGCGGTGCAACCACTGTTGTTATCCAGCTTGACGGTAAGGAGATTGCACGCAGCACCGTGAAGAACATTAACAACATGACGCGCGCGGCGGGTAAGCCCGTGCTGCTGTACTAAGGAGAGCTATATGGATATCCTCGTTATTAACGGCACGGACTATTCATCCGTTGTTGCGTCCAAAGGTTACGGGTGGAGCCGCAACGACCTTGACAGCGACAAAACCACGCGCACGAAGGACGGGCGGATGCGCCGCGACAAGATCACGACAAAGCGCAAACTGAGCTATACGACGCGCTCCATCCCGCGCGATATGTTGGCAAAGCTTGACGATGATCTCAACAAAACGACCTGTACCGTAAAGTATCTTGACTTGCACGGTGTGCGCACAAGCACGTTTTACTGCTCGTCGATGGAATGCACGCTTGAAGAAGCAGCGGACGACAATGAGGTGTGGGGCGGTGCGACGTTTAACTTGATTGAGGTGTAAATATGGGGCAGACAACAAGTGCGCTGTGGCGCGAGCTGCTCCACAAGCCCGGCACAGAACGAGAGTACAAATTTGACGTTGCGGGCACGGAATATGGCAAAGACGCGGAAGTATCGCACTCCGTCGAATCGCAGCTGTTTGAAGAATTCGGCATCGGGAACGCCTGCTGCGCAACATTAAAACTGGCACTGTATGCGGACGACGTACCGCGCGCCGCGACGATCAAGCGTTATCTCAGGCTTGTTAATGGCAGTCAAGCGACGGACTGGATCCCAAAAGGCGTGTTTTTTACCAATCGCCGTTCCTGCGATGGGGCTTACTGGGAACTTGAAGCATACGACGCCATGAGAAAGGCTGACGTTGGGTGGGAGCCAGACCAGTCGCTTAACTTTCCGATGACTATGCCTGACGCTGTAAATATCTTTTGCCAGTTGATGGGCGTAGAGCTGGACAGCCGCACAGTGCTCAACAGCTCGTATACCATCGACTATCCCGCAAATGATTACACTATCCGCAATGAGCTATGTTTTATCGCAGCGGCGCACGGTGGGAACTGGATTATTACCGATGCAGGGGAACTATTGCTTATTCCATTGTTGTCTATGCCTACCGAGACGAACTACCTCATTACAGAAGCGGGCAACGCTATTACGTTTGGAGGGGTGAGGATTCTTGTCTGAAAAATATTACGTCGGTGGCGACATTACGAGCTTTTCCGACAATGGCAAGTACAAGCCTATCTCCCGCGTGACGCTGCTTGTGGATGACGAGAACAGCTTGACGGCGGGCGATGATACCGGCATGGAGGTCATTGCAAGTTGCCCGCACGCCACGCAGCCGATGGTAAACGCCTTACTGCAAGCCGTGAAAGGTTACCAGTATCAGGCGTACGAAGCAGGCGCGGCAAACATCGATCCAGCGGCAGAGCTGGGCGACGGCGTGACGGTTGGTGGCATTTATTCGCCGCTGTCTAAACTCTCTGATGATGGCCGCGGATATGCGGGCATTTCTTCCCCCGGAGAAGCGGAGATGGAAGACGAATACCCATCTGATGGGTATATCACGCAGGAGTTCAACCGCAAGGTTGCCGAGACACGCTCACTCATCACCAAGACCAGCGAGGCGATCAACCTCCGCGTGGAGGGCATTGACGGGAAATATACCGAGCTGAAGACCACGCTGGACGGCGTGACGGTGACGGACCAGAGCGGCACGACCAAGATCAAGGGCAGCAGCATCGAGACGGGAAGCATTGCAGCAAAATCTATTAGCGCGGATAAGCTCAACCTGACCGGGGCCATTACCTTTGGCGATCTCGATGCAAATGCGCAAAACAGAATCAACACGGCAAATAGCAACGCAAGCACAGCCATCACAGCAGCAGGTAACGCACAAGCGGCGGCAAATGGCGCTGTGCAAAAAGTATCTGCATGGGAATATCCTAACTCGACATACATTGACGGCAGCAAAATCATGACAGGTACAGTAATGGCAACTAAGCTGCTCGGCGGCACGGTGGGCTTGCTCGCATCCGATGAGAGCATTGTCGGCGCCTTGAACCTGGCGTACACGACTACGGGCATCGGCCTCGGCATCCTAACCAGTCAGGGTGGTATCCAAATTCAGTCGGCGGGCAATCTGTTTCTGTCGGCCGGTACAGGCGGCAATATCACTATTCAGTCCGGGCGCGTGCAGCTTGGCTCGGCGGCGCTATGCCTTGCATCTGCAAGTTATGACTATAGCGCACCGTCCGGCGCGGGTGTTGATGGGCAACTCTATATCCAGCTGGTGAATAATTGATATGGCTAATTTATGGGTAACGATTACGCCGGACCCAAACGACGGGACGAAAGCAACCGTCAGCGGAGAGTTTTCCGGCGGTGACAGTAGTTATTCGTACGCGAAGCGCATCCGCGTTTCTGTAACAGGTGCCGGAGAATACTATTTCACGTCGCCACAGACTAGTGGCGGGTACAACACATTTTCCGGCGTTATTACTGGCCTAACCCCTGGAACGTCTTACTCATGGTTCGCATGGCTGCAAGTAATGCGCCCGGGTGGGTTTGGTGGAGACAGTTTTGAGCAAAATGGTAATTTTACAACAGCAAATACTGCTCCGCAGCCGCCAACCCAAACATACTACGCGCAAATCGCGTTTAATGCAAACGGTGGTTCCGGCGCTCCCGCGACGCAGAACGTGTCACAGCAGAACGCCAATCCGTACGTTGAGTTTTACATCCCATACACCACGCCCACAAGACCAGGATATGTTTTCGGCGGATGGACGCTGGGCGGGACAACGGGACAGGTCTATCCGGCAGGGGCAAAAATCACCGTATACGGACATAACTATCCGCCCGGACCCACGCACACGCTATACGCGTATTGGACGCAGGACACATCCGGCAGTGTATGGCTGTACGCAAGCAATCGATGGGTAAAAGGCGTGCCATGGGTTTACACAGGCGGCAGATGGGCGAAGGGCATTCCGTGGCTGTGCACTAACGGAATTTGGAAACGAGGTGGATAAAACATGGAACAGGCAATGCAGGCAATGCGCATGGCGTTTGACGTGCTGGATACGGTAACGATCTCTACGGCGGAGGTCGACAAGATGTATACGGTGCGCAACGAGCTGCGCAGGGCGTATGCGATCCTCGCGCAAGAGGTCGAGCGCGCAAGGGTTGAGCAGAACGCGAATAGCGGAAAGGAGGAAACCGATGGCGGACAAGACGATCAGTGAGCTGACACAGGCAACACAAATCACAGGGGAAGACCTTTTCGTTTTGCAGCAGGACGGCGAAGCCAAGAAGCTCAAGGGCAGTCAGGTGGTGCAGTACGCCAAAGACGCTGTTGCGGCAGAGGTGCAGGGCGTGAAGGAATACGCCGACAACGCTAAAGCATCGGCTGACGCTGCGGCAAAGGACGCAACCAGAGCGGAGAACGCTGCACAGGGTATCGACGATAAGGTCGCTGCGGCTGATGCGTCTGCAAAGGCGGCGGCATCTTCTGCGGCGGCTGCGGCTGCATCTGCGACCGGCGTTGATGAGA